GACTGCGAGGAAAGGGAAGAAGTCGGGGAAACCGTTGTCGCCGCCAGCGCGGAGCGCGTGTAAGGAGCTGCTGGCTAGCGCGAAGGGCAGCGAGCGACGGACCAGCAGTGTTCAGCGCACCGGCCACGAATCGATGCGGGAACCGTCACGCCGCTGATTTCTCCCGTTGTGCAGGCACGCAAGAAGAACGTAAACCCTTGGTTCATTCCGACGTCTTGGAACTCGAAGTGGGCCAACATCCAGCGTCGCGCCAAGATCCGCCCACGCCGCCCCTACCAGACGCGCCACACCTACGCCTGCTGGTGCCTGGTAGCGCGTGGTAACCTTGCGTTCATCGCCAAGCAGATGGGGCACAAGGACTTCACAATGCTGGTCCAGGTGTACGCCAAATGGATGGACGACGAGTCCCCGTTCGAGCTTCAACACATCTGGGCAGGCATGCAAAAAGCAGCGTGACATGCCCCAAATTTGCCCCATTACTTTTGCCGTACCGCCATAAATCTTTGATGAATAAAGAAATTTCTGACCTCTCCAAGCACACGCCCATGATGCAACAGTAGTGTAAGAACCAGGCCGTATGCCGCGTAGAATCAGCGCTTCAGCGATACACTGTCTAAAATACAACCGGTACATAGCGCCTCTACAGGCCAGTAACTGTGCGGCACACCGACCTAGTATTAGACAGCCAAGGATGCCGATGCCCGTCCGACTCATCGTCTGCGGCGTGGCGGTGTAGAATCAATTGAAACGGCAGAGCTGTTCTGGGCGCAGGCTCAAATCCCTATGGAGGATGCAAATGCAAGACCGTGAGCTGCTAGAGCTGGCTGCGAAGGCGTATGGTCTGCGCGGCGTATACGAAGAAACGATATGGACCCATGAAGGCCAGACAATAAGGAATACCGGCATCATTGCGACGAATGAAGATGGCGATGCGCTCGATGCAGAAGCTCGGGCATGGAATCCGCTTGCCGACGACGGCGACGCGCTGCGCCTAGCGGTGAAGTTAAAGCTTGGTGTAGAGACATCTAGTAGCGGCTGCGAGGTGCGATTTGACAATCAGAGAGGCGATGAAGGATGCCTTGTCCAAGAGATCAAAGAAGACGGCTCAATGTCTGATCTTGAGGCGACCCGCCGCGCCATCGTCCTCGCGGCTGCCGAGATTGGCAGGCTTGCTGAGTGAGCACTTCGCTCTCGCTATTGCGCCCACTGAAAAAAAGCCAAAATGCCAGTCCGAATCATCGTCTGCGGAGGCCGCGACTACGCCGACCGCGCCCGCGTTTTCGAAGTGCTCGACCACATCCTGCTTACTCGTGGCATTAGCGAGATCATCCAGGGCGAGCACCAGGCGCCGATCGCTGGGCCCGTGAATGGGCATTGAACCGCGACGTGAAGCTGACACGCTGCCGGGCCGAATGGGAGAAGCACGGCAAGCGCGCCGGCCCGATCCGGAACCGGCAGATGCTCGAGCTGAAGCCAGACGGCGTGGTCGCCTTCCCGGGCGATCGCGGAACTCGCGACATGATCACCGCAGCACAGGAGGCCGGAGTCCCGGTCTACCGTCCTCGCCCGTCCGGGCAACTCTAATTCCCCTTCGTTACTTCCCGCGCCCACTCCTGCAGATACTCGAGTGCGGCCTGATCCTGCTTCATTCCTCGGCGGATATCCCAAACAGTGCGTCCAGCTGCTGCACTGAGTTCGACGCTGGCTGCATCGCCCACGCTGCCGGGGCCGGTGGCGGCTGACACGATGGCGTCGGCTCTGGCAACTTTGACTTCGATCCGCAGGCGGCGACGCTCATCGTCAGCAGAGCTATACAGACGCTCGAGGCGATCGTTTTCGGTGAGTGCATGGGTCAGTTTCTCGGTTGATTGTTGGTCGGCCTTGGCCAGGCGCTGCTCGAGCGCGAGGCGGTCGGCCTGCTGCTTGAGGATCACCGCGGCATTTGCTTCGGCTACCTGGCGCAGATGGGCTTGGTGCTCTGCCTGCGCCTGCGCAGCGTCAGACTTCGCCGATAGCACCCGCATCTGCTGCCCGCCGGCCACAACAGACAGAGCCAGCACCCACCAGGCCCATCCGGGGACGAACTTCAGCCAGGCGGTCATCGCATCACCTCACGCACGGCTGCGGCGAAGTTACGCCCCCACTTGGCGCGAAGCTCGGCGCGCTGCTCAGCAGTGCCGCGGTCGTATGCGCCCGGGCGCCACGTCTTCAGGTACAACCGCCAGGCGCCTTCCACGTCATCCTCGCCCGGCAGGCGGCCCGGATCGCTCCATAGCAGCAGGCGAGCCAGGCCGGCGGCGAGCACGTCGTCATGCTCGATGGCAGTCCAGATGGATCGGTTGTCAGGAGCAACGCCACGCGCACGGTACAGCGCAGCGGCATGGGCTTTGGTGGCCTCATGCGTGCGAACGCCAGCCACCATCCCGCCGCCGAGCTCACCCTGCCAGAATGACCGGGCCGGGCCGTTGCCCATCTGGCGGCGGTGGACGAAGCGACTTTCCTGCAGCCCGATAGCCAGCAGCATGATCTCGGCCTCTCGGCTCGACATTCGCGCAGGCAGCAGCGCGAGAGCGGGCGCTATGGCTCGCTCCCGTATTTCAGAGAGGGTCATGGAAATTCCTTCAGGCAAAAGAAAGCCCCGACTGGCGGGGCTGTTAGGGCTTACTCGACCGGCGCCTCAAGAGACGCAACGCGCGCACGAAGCTCCTGTACCTCCTTGATCAGCAGAGGAACGAACTTGCTGTAATCGACCATGAACTGATCTGTCTCGGTGACAGCTCGCGGGTAAACCTCAGCAACCTGCTGCGCCACTACACCCCAGTCTTCGTGACTACCATCGGCAAGCCAGTCGTATTGCACGACCTGAATTGCATCAATCACGACGGAGGCGCTGCCAGCGTCCTCGATGTTCTCTTTTAGGCGGCGATCAGACGAAGTGGCGTAAGTGGTAGCGGTGGCGGAAGTCGAGATACCGCCGACCTTGCCGTTCGGGTTGTAGAACTCCAGGTGATCCCGCGCCGCCGTGCTGTCGCGGCTCGACTTGAGACTGGTCGTCGTGCTGTCCACTTCCTTGCCGCTGGACGCGCCGGTAGTGCTGAAATTGCCGACCCCAAGCGTCACCCCAGTCGTGCGGGACCTGAGTTGCTGCACGCCATTCACGGCAACTACGAAGTCATCATTCGCGATCGCCACGCGGCTGGTCCCGTTCGCCGAATAAATCCCGACGTAAGGGGAGGTCGTGCCACCCTCGGCACGTACCGATCCGGCGAACGTCGAGCCCAGCTCAAGGCCAATGTCAACGTACTCGCCGGCACTGGTCGGCCGCGCACGGTCGGAGCGATACAAGGCTGCACGTGCGTTTCGCGCGTCGCCGGCAAAGCCGGGGTTGTAGAGCCGAGTCCCGGCCGCCCATAGGTTGCGCCCCGCATTGCCGGAAAGGTCCTGGTCCTTGTTCCGACGCTGACTGCGGATGGTGTTGTCTGTACATGCAGCGCCCAGAACGAACTCCTGCGCCGCGTTCTGCTGCTCGCAATACACATCCAGAAGGCTGTTGCGCAGCTTCTTGATATCCATCCCTGGGGAAACGCCGTCAATAGAGCAGCCTTCAGAGTACCAGTAGCCTCTCCAGCCTCGCCCCATGAAGTCTGCCGAGGTGGCAACACCGGAGCCCCACGTGAATTGCATCCGCAGGTTGATTTCGCAAACGCTGAAATCGTCCTGAGTGCCCTCGAAGTAGACCCCGCGCCCACCCCACCAACCCCACAGCATGTCTATGTTGGTCTTGTTCATGTTGCCGGCGCAGGTGAACCGGAACAGGTCGCCCTGGTGGTACTGGCAGATCAGCTTGCCACGGATGCGAATACGCGCGCTGTTGAACCAGAAGCCATGGGCATTTGGGTTTGCCGGCGCAACAGCACCCGGCAGGGTCGGATCGTAGAAGCCGGCACCCGTTCCACGCAGATAGAGTGTGCCCTCTAAATCGAAATAGTCCGACCCACCCTGAATTTCGATGCCTACCCCGTTGAAATTCTTGCGGATCTCGCAACCGTCGCTGTAGACGTTTAGCCCATCAAGACGAATCGTTCTGCTGATCTGGTAAACCGTATTCGGGAGGAGTAGCACCTTATCTGTTCCGGCCAGCGCCGCGAGAGCAGCATCGCAAGCGTCCGCAATGTCGCCACCTGGCACAGCACCGAACGATTCGATGCTTACCTTTTCACCGTAAAATCCGCGCAGCGACGCGCCGTTCAGTCCGACTTTGCTTGCGCCCTTTGAGGGATCAGCCGAATTTGAAAGCTCGACAGCGAGCTCGGAGGCCGAGCCAGATACCGGCGCCACAGCCACAGGGTTTCCATTTGCGTCAAACCCCATTAGCTGATTGGCACGATTTGCCGCAGGAGGAAGCGGGCTGGGCTCAGGATCTGACTCGGCCGCACGGATTGCCAGCTTAAGGCTGGACTCATGCTGCTGAGCAATCATGGTCAGCAGGTCAAAGGCGTCCTCGTGAACCTCAGGAAAGAATTTTCCTTGGTTGCGCAGATCCATAAGCTGAAGAATGTCGACGATGCGCGTGACCTTCAAACGCTGTCCTACGGCAGGCGCCACCACGACATTGATCAGCCCGCCCTCCTCATCGCCTTCGCCGCTGACGGTGTAGTTGGAGTTCAGTGTCAGCTGGGTAGCCGCGCCGGTTGCGTCATCGATCAACAGAACCACCAGGTCGGTGTCGTTGTTGAACTTAAACGCGATCGGGAAAATCTGCGTGACTCCGTTACCGTTAAAGCTGGCGACGTTTGTATTCGTCTGAACGGTCATGGCCTGTCCTTTCGTTTGGGCATAAAAAAGCCCCGCTCATTGGCGGGGCCGGGAATTTGGGCAATAAAAAACCCGCCGAAGCGGGTCTTTTGCGGACTGAGCCGTCAGGGTGCCTTTCGGCTTAGCACTTCAAGAGCATCAAGAAATCGCTTGGCCTTTTGCTCGCTCGTGGTGCTAACTCTGCGCAGGTTGCTTCCTTCTTTGTTCCTGATGAGGATCGCATACCGGTTTTCACGGCCACGCTTGCTATGGAGCGTGCTTTGTCCTAGCGAGTCGTAATAAATGCGCAAGCCAGCCTGGCGGGTCGTGTGCTTGGAACTGCCGACCATCAGCGCGCCATCGCCTAGTACGGTTGCGCCTCCGGTACTAGTTCCGCGCGTGACGATACCATCTGCAAGCAAAAAGTAGTCGTCGCCGAAAATGACAGCATCAGGCCGCTGATTCTGATCATGGTCCTCGAGGAAGACTTGCTCGACTACGCGCTGCGCCTCAGCTCGACTCATGTCAGCACGCGGCGAGTAATCAACCAGAGCATGGCCGCAGCCAGTCAGAACAAGCGCAAACAACATCCACGACAACTTCATAGAGTTTCCTTTCAGTTTGCTGAATACAGGCCTAGCACCGCGGCAGCCATTACGCCCATCGCTAACGCCCACCACCCGAAGGCACGCAAACCGCTGCCGGCCGCCACTGCCAGGCCGGAAAAGCTTCGAATGCGGCCATGATAGTGCTCGGCGGAAACGGACACCGCCACGATCGACGACAGGAAAAAGGCGACCATCGCAGGGTAAACGCGCCATCCGGCTGGGAATAGAGAGGCTGTCGCCGCAGTGAAGATCAGCGGGAGCACGAACAGGATCATGCCTGCGATAACCAGGTTCATCGTGCGCTTACCTCGCAATCCCTAGCGGGTCCAGGTAGGTCTGTGACGGCCGCAGCAGGAATTGCTGGGCGTTTTCCTTTTCTATCCGGCGCTCCATGCGGCGCAGCGCTCCAGGGTTAAGTGCCTCCTGCACGCTGTGCAGGAAGAGATAGTCCATAGCCGTGCGAGTGTAAAACAAATTCGCGAAAGGTGTGTTCTGGATGGCGAAGCGGAAGCTGGCAGCCGCCGCGTCGTCACCGTCACGCATCCTGGCGAACAGGTCATACCCGCCGTCGATCAGACCCAGCGTCGGGCCGGATAGCGATTGGGTTAGCCCACCGCCGAAGCGGTTGGCCTCGCCGAACAGGAAGTCGCCGTACAGGCCAAGTGCACCGCCTTGCAGCATCGCCGCCACCCAAGTCTTCGGATCATCTGCCGGTCGAGGCTCGCGCCCTTTCAGCAGATCCTTCGTGGCCATGGCGCCATAGCCGAACAGCGTGGTCCACAGCATCAGCTGAGCGATACCGAGCTTTTCGCCGTTGCCACTGCGCATAGCCTGGATCAGCTCGCGCCCAGGGTTGGCGCCGTAGGCACCCGGCTGGTAGCCGCGGCCGTACAGTTCTCGGCCGAACGACTTCTGCAGAATGGCCACAGGGAAGGCCTTGAACTGACCGACGAACCGCAGAAGCTCGCCAGCGACAGTGCCAGGCTGGGTGCCGCGGCGCATCATGGCGCGTGTGCGCGCATCCGGCTCGATAACCGCATAGCTGGCCCGGTCGGTGATGTAGCTGCGCAGGCTGCCGCGCAATTCCTCGCGCAGTTCCCCGATTGCAGCAGCATTGACCGTGCGGCCCTTGCTGGTGAGATAGCCGGCGAGGTCTGCGTCTGCGATGTCGTCGATGCCCTGAGTGGTCATGTACTCGCGGCCGTCGGCCAGCTTGGCGCCAGTGTTGCGCACCAGGTCCCACTTGCCGGCGTCGAAGTCGAACAGCTCGAGCGTGCGCCGCAGGTCAGGGTTCATCTGCTCCCAGTTCAACGCGCGGTTGTAGGCCAGGTGATGGCTCATCATCAGCGCCGCGGTGCTGCGCATGGTGTCAGTCCACCAGGTTAGGCCGTTGAGCTTGAAGAACAGCTGCTGCGCGCGGCTCATCTTGCCACCCAGCGAATCGTCGGCACTGAACTTGCTGACCACTTCCCCGCGGACGCTATCGAAGAACACGCCCATCGAGGACAGGATCTCGCGCTGCTCGGCCGGCTTCTTGCCGGACAACATGCCGCCGATCAGCGTGCCCATCGAGCCCAGCATGCCCTTGCCCTGGTAGCGCATTTCACTGGCAGCCACCGGAAGGTCTGTAACGGCAGAGATCACCGCGCCGCCCAGCTTGGCCATGGACTGCCATGCGCGCAGATTCGCAGCCACCCGGGCACCTGTGTGGTTCACCGCAATGCTCGCGCTGCCGTCGATCTCGGCGAAGCGAGTCTTGAGCATACCGCGGCGATCATCCTGGAAGCGCCGCATGGCCTCAGGGTCTTCCTTGAAGGCCAGTTGCAGCTCGTCAAGCGCCGCCTCGAAGTTGCCTTCAGGATTGGTGCCGAGCCGGCGCATGAGGCCGGTGCTTTGGCCGGAGCGGTCCAGGCCGCCGAGGAATGCCTCCCGCAGCGAGCCCGTGCCGTAGACCTTGTTGTACTGATCCCAGGCAACGCCGTCTTTGAAGTGCAGGACGCGCTCGGCGCTGACCTTCTTGGCCAAGTTTCGTGGCCCCTTGAAGCCTGTCGGCTCCGGCGTTGAAACCTTCAGGTGCACACCTGAAACCAGGTTGTTATAAGTGGCCAGCAGGAAGCCGTCGACATCTGAACCCGCTTCGAAAGTCCGCTCGTCCAGCAGCGGCAGGATCTCGTCGCGCCACTGCTTGAAGCCGGCACGCTGCAGCTTGTACGGATCATGCGACTGGCGCACCACGTAACCCGGCAACTTGCGGATGAAGGCGCCTGCACGGTTGGCGTCGATGCGCGCAGCCTCTTGGTACTTCTGCATGATCTTGGCGATCGAGACAGCCTCTTTGCTCAGGCCATCAAGAGGCTTGTCCATGCCGATACGCCAGAGCGAGTCCGCAATGTCCTGATCCAGGTCGCCGCGAGTCAGGAAAGGCAGCAGCCCCTCCTTCTCGATGTCGTTGAGGAAACCAGCGATATAGGCCTGGCTGAGCTGTTTCTGCTCGGCCGCGACCGAACGGCGCGCGCCTGCCCGGGCAACGTTGGTGCCGACAAGGAAGGACTCAAGGCCGAGGTCCGGCCGATCCGACCAGGTGCTGCGAATGTAGCCGACCAGTTCAGCGCGACGGCGTGCATTGAGCAGGGCGTTGCGCTTCTCGATCACGGCAGCCAGCTTGACCTGGTTCCCCATCTCGTCAGCGGCACGCATGGCTGCCTCCTCCAGGCCGAGCATGCCGTCAGTCGCCTGCAGCTGCTTGATGCGGGCCTGCAGGTCGCCAACAAGCTCTGTCAGCTCTTCAAGGTCAAGCTCGCGCCCGGCAGCCTTGGCGGCAGCCTGGATGGTATCGATGCAGTCTTGAGCAGCCATTTACGTCCTCAACTGACAGAGTGCTGCGGCCCGGTAGGCGGCGGCGTAGGTTTCAGCGTCTGCGGCCAGCGCATTGGCATCGCGCAGATAAGGGGCGACGTCGAGGCCGGCTTGTGCCGCAATCTCTTCGGTCAGCGCCAGTTCGTCATCCAGCATTTTCTGTGCGCCGGGAAGATCAGTCCCGTCCAGCATTTTGGCGGTTTCGTCTGCGGCATATCCGGCAATTTCGCCTTCCGGATCAGCTACGGTCTCGACCGGCTCCTTGATGCGCTGAAGCGCGGCAGCGCGCTTTGCGGGGTCGGCCAGGTCGAAGATGGCTTCGACATTGACGGGCCGGCCCGTGACGGACTGCGCCACTGCGGCGCGTAACGCTGTCTCGCGGACTTGCCACGGAGCAGCCTCGGCTTTCGATCTGGCCGTCTGGCGCAGGTCGAAACCGCTTGCGATGCGATTGGTCTCAGCGTCGATTCGGTCTTGGTAGCGCTGCGGGATCTCGCCGCGCTGAAGGGCGTTTAGCTCCCCGCGGGCAATTTCAGCCTGCCGATTCACATCAGTGGCAGACTCAAGCTCAGCTTTGCGCTCATTCAGTCGCTGGCGTTCTTCGTCAATCGCATCACGCGCTGCGCGCTCGGCCTGCTTGCGACTCATCCGCTGGCCCTGGAATTCCTTGGCGCGCGCTTTGAACGTGTCGTCTAGCGTGTCGAGCGTGCGCTGGACTGCTGCCTGCTCTGTCCGAATGTCACGCACGTTTGGCAGCCGGTCGGCAGCAACCTCCGACAGATCGGCCCGGATCTCAGGAATGAGTGCCTCGCGCGCTTGCCTGCCTGCATCCTCGGCCAATTTGATACGATCAGCAGCAATGCCACGCTCGAGCGAATCACGCAGCGCGAGCATGGGGTTCTCGTCCACCCGCAGCGCGAACTCCTGCGCGGCAGCACGTGGCGTAGCCGATATGCTGGGCGTGATCTCAGGCGCCTCCGCTCTCACCGCTTCGAGCAGGTTGCCGCGGCGTAGGTCGCCGAGCAGCCCGCCAGCGCTGTGCAGCCCACCACCCAGGGCAGATCCGAAGGCGACGTTTAGCAGGCTGTTGGTCAGGTGGTGAGCGCCGGGTCCGCGAGCCGACGCGTCGGGAATCAGGGGCTGGCCCATCGCGCAGCCGGCAGCACCCTAAGTCGCACCGACCTGCGCCCGCACCGCTGCGCGAGCGGCCACGGACTGCCCGGCGCGGGCCAGCATCGACGCATAACGCGCCTCGCCAACGACAGGGACAAACGCAGACGCGACGTTGATCGGATCAAGCGCTGACGCAGCGAACCCAGCCAGCAACTGAACCGGCACCGTAGAGGCCGGCGCGTTGTCCAGGATGAACTTGCGCTTGGTCTCTTCACGCTTGCGCTCGATCAGGATGTCCAGCGCTCCGGCACGAATACCGGCGTCATCGACTGTCAGGTCTAGGCCTTCTTCCTTGATGCGGGCGCGGGCCTGCTCAGCGGTCAGCATCGGGGTTTCGGGTTCGGCTCGGCGCTCTGGAATGCCATACGCCGGATATGCCGGACTGATGACATCCCCCTGCTCGGCTCGATTCAGCTCACCGATGCGTCGGGCAGCGCTGGTCGGGTTTTCGAACATCGCCTGATCGAACGCTGCTTCTGCCGCGTCGAACTGCCCGGTCACAACGTCGTCGAGCAAGTTGCGGTCGCGGCGGATTACCAGCCCATCAGTGAAAAGCGTCATTATCTACCCCATGCTCCGGACGGCGCGTTGGCGTTGTTCATCTTCTGCCGGCCTTCGTTGAATCGCTGCCAGGCGCTAGGCTTACTGGCTGCGTCCGTGGTGAGGTCGTCGAAGCTGCGTGTTACCGGCTCGCCTTCCTTCGTCAGCACCGCCTCGCCGCCGTAGTACAGCGCGAGACCGCTTTCGTCAGGCAGGGTGACCCAGTAGCCGTCCTTGCTGATCGCAGATTTCACGCGGTCGCGGGCGAAGGCCTCATCCACCCCCTTCGGCACCGCGAATCGCAGCGTCGCTGGATCAAGACTTTCGATGGCGCGCTCGGTGCCGGCCTCAACCATATCGGCATCAAAGGACTTCGGAACGCGATAGGTGCCAGCCAGGGTGTACTTGTCGTCGATCAACGACTTCTTCACCAGACTAACCGCGTCCTTCGCGCTCTTGCCCTGGCTCATGTAGGCATAAGCAAGGCGCTCGGCTTCGCTATACAGTGTCGAGAACGTGCGCTCGCCGCCAACCTGGCCGGCCAAAGTCAGGCGGAAGTCGGTCATCTCCTCCGCTAGCACCTTCTTCGCGTCACTGGCCTCGATGCTGTCGAGCCCAGCCTTGAGCTCCGACGTTTTCAGCGGAGCGATTCGCGCGAGCATCGCTGATGTCTGCGGGTCGACGCCAGTGCCGATCACCAGCGCTGCGCCTGGCAGCTTGTCCTGCAACTGCTTGTAGACGGTGGGCCAGTGCTTGCCCCACTGCTGCTGCAGTTCTTCGATGATCTGCGCGGAGTTGCTGCCGCCGTCCGCTGTGTTCTCAAACGCCGCCGCGATACCGGCCGCCTGCTTCTCGCTCAACAGCCGAGGCTCAGGCGCCCCGAGGCGCTGCTGCTCAGCGAGCATGGCCGTGGCATAGGCCTCGACGGCAGCAGGGTCTCCGCTTGCAGCGTCCTCTGCCGCTTTGCGCAATAGAGGGCTGCGACTGGCAACGTAGGTTGCCGGGTCGCGCTGCAGCTCATCACCCAGGCGAGAGGCCGTATTGACCAGCTGGCCGAACAGCTTTGCATCGACTGCGAAGCCTTCCGTTGCCACGCCATCGCGCGCCGGCATGAACTGGTCGATCAGTTTGGCGCGCTCGTCTGGCGAGGCCATGGCCACCTGGCGGATAGCCGTGCCAATGTCCTGAGTCTTGACGAACTGAGCGTAGCGCTCTGCCCCCTCCTTCGCGCCGTAGGAGGCCACGAAATCGGACGCGGTCGGCGGGTTGTCGAAGTCATACCCAGACAGGTACGCCGACTGCGCATCGGATACACGGCTTGACAGTTCAGCGCGGGCAATCGCCTGCATCTGCCTGGCCTCGATCTCGCGCGCCTTGATCTCGCGGTCGATCAGACGGCTGATCTGCACCTGATCCTCGGCGGTCATCTGATCCTGGGCGGACAGGAAGTAGCTCTTGGCCTTGTACGGATCATCGTTGACCATGCGCGAGATCACGGCCGAGGCCATGCCGCTGTTGGCCTTGAGCAGATTGGCCTGCTGCATCTCGGCTGGCAGGCCCTTGCGCTCAGCCTGGGCCTTCAGCACCGCCGCCATCTTGTTCTGGTAGTGGGCGATCTTCTCCGGATCGTTGTAGTTGAGCGCAGCGCCATGCATTGACGTTTCGATCTGCCCGCGGTCAACGTCGTCGTAGTACTGCTCGCGCTCGCGGTACTCGTAGCGGTTCAGGTCATTGCTCAGCGACTGCCGGCGCCGCATGACGATCTCGGCGTACCGAGCGCGCTGACGCTCGTTCTTCAGCGTCTTGGCGACCTGCTCCTGCTGCTTCTCGAACTGGCCGATCGTCTGGTTCGTGATGTCGAGCGCGGCCGCGCCCTTCTTGGCGTACACGCCGTTCTGCGGGTCGAAGAAGGTCTGCTGTTGCCACTGGTCGAGCTGTTGGTCCGCCGCCATCAGCGCCGCGGTGTCGGCCTTCTCCTGCTCGCGCATGGCGAACTGCTGTGCCGCCTGGCCGAGCTGAGCCAGTCCACGCTGCAGCCCGGAGTTATCCGGCCCCTGCCCGCCGACTGTTGGCGCGCCGAGACCACGCTGCTGTACCTGCGGACCATCAAGAGTTGGGATTCGAGCCATTACCTACCCCCGGCGAATGAGCCGAATGCGCTGCCTACGCCGCCAAGGATTGAGCCCGTCGCGGCACTGCGGGCGTTGCTTTGAGCCATGCGCCCATTCATCAGGTCGTTCTGTGCGCCGACGCGGTATCCCCATGCCTCGCGTGCTGCGTTGTTGGCGATCGTCAGAGCGTCGAACTCGCCGAAGGCGGCCGTGTCGTCCTGAATATCAGCAGCGGTACCGCTATTCACGTCAATGCCGTTCGCGGCAAATCCTGTGCGTTGCGAGCCAATAAGCTGGCCGACCTGGCGACGGTAGCGGTCAGCCTCGACCGCGCCACGCTTTTCGGCGTCCTGCGCTGCAGCCTCCTTATAGGCCGCGTTCTGCTCAGCCATAGCCCCTTGAAAGGCGCCCTGCTGCCTGGCGTTCTGCGCGCCCATCATGCCGCCTGCGAGCGACATTGCGATTGGAATAGCTGCCATCCAGCACATATCAGGCGCTCCGAGTCATGCAAAAGGGTTTGAAGGGCATCCCCAGCGGGCCGTAGCCCACTGGTTCGCCAAAGGTGAATCCGAGCCATTCCAGCCAGCGAATGGCCACGGTGTTACGCACATCCACGAAGTTCAGAAGGGATTCATGCCGCGTCAGCATTTCCGCAACCTCAGGCTTACATACCTGCAGAAAGGCACGCGGGTAGCGCTCGACATGAATCGTGCTGATCAGCCAGGGAATGCCGGTCCGCCCGTCGTGCGCCGTGTCGCCGAAGATCGCCACGACATACCCGCCCACGACGATCTTCGAGGCCTTGCAGCAGTCGCTCAGGCCATCGGCAATGGCCGTGGACAGGTCAATCTGCAGCGCACCCTCGATCTCGTCCCGATCAGCCTGACGGATGATCGGCAAGATGCCTGGAATATCGGCCTCGGTTAATGGGAGGACTTCAGCCTTTGCCACTGACGGTGATCTCCGGAATAAGCGCAAGGATGGTGAGCGGAAGCGGATCAGGCTGCTGGATGTACACGCGACCAGACTCCTGCCACACCGACTGGATCTTCAGCTCGGTGATGCCGGTCGTTGCTGCCACCGGCGAGTCGTAGGTTTCCCTGTACTCCGGTTTTGTCTCGTAGAGCTTGGCGCCACGCTTCGGGCCAGCCCAGAAGTTGCGAGATGCTTCCAGGAAAGCCGTCACGCTCGTGATTGCCTTGCGCTTGTCGAGCTGAGTGCCAGAAGATTTGTCAGCCCAGTCGACCTCAAGCGTCTCAAGCTCAGCCACATACGGCAGCCCCGCATGAACTACGGCTGAAGCGTGCTGCAAGCTGATCGAGCCGCCTGACACGACGCGCTGCGGGTGAACGTCGCCATCCGTGAGGATTGAAAGCGTCTTACCCTCCAAGTGGCTAAGGCCAGAAATGGTCACCGCCATCAGCGCCCAATCGGTCACCGCAACGCCACGCAGGCTTTGTGGGCAGATCTCCAGCAGTTTTGCGGTAACCACTGTCGACGACGTGTAAGCAGTGACCTCGACGCGAACAATTTCCGTTCCGGCACGCAGGCGATAGGTGCGCCCCACGCTTCCGGCTGTGAACGGCGCATGCCCTGAAGCGGTAACGGTGACCGTCTGCGGATACTTCCAGTCGGTTCCACCACTGAGCATCAAAGTTGCTGTCGGATTTTTGTTCCTGCCGTCATAGGTCAACCCGCAGTCCACAAAGAACGCATCCTCAGCATCCTCGATGTCGCGAGTCGCCATGCGTTCGACGTAGCGTTTCGTTACGCCGTTTATGGTGCGTCGCACGAGGAGATAGAGCGCGTCCATCTGGCCCTCGGCAATGCTGCAGACTGACTCGACGAAGCCGTCTGTGTGGTGCTGATGCCATGCCAGCAGTTGCTCTTCCGGAAGAAAGGTCATTCCGAGCAAGGCGCCATCGTCACGCACCGCCCACACCAGGCGGTCAGGGATCTGCTGATAAGCCCAGTCGACCAGCGTGTAGCCGCGGAAGAAATGGGGCGAGAACTTGGTCAGGTCGTCGCCAGCGAAGCCGTCAGCCTCGAATGTATACGCCAGCGAGGAAACTGCGTTGTTGCGCTGCTGAACGTAGATTGCCGAGTCGTTTATGACGATCGGCGGAATCTTCGACACACCGTTGTAGCTTTGAATCTCAGCCTTGACGGTCCTCGGCGTAATACCGTTCTCGCTTCCCGAGATGACCCATTCGCCACCCGATGTCAGGCCAAGCAGCTGCCGCAGCGGCAGGATGTGGCGGAACCGGTGAACCTGGCGCGAGGCAACCGTGAAAGTAATCGAGTCGTCATCCTTGACGGGGGTGGAATAGCCGAAGTTTCGGAAATTACCCGTCTTGCTCATCCAAACCGTCTGCGGCGCACTGTCGGTTCCAGCAAACACCAGCCGCTGCTGAAAATAGCCCACCGCCCCCGGATACTTTCCAGCGCCGTTGAATGGGTTTTTTGCAGAAGGTGGAGTATCAGATTTTACGGGAGTGATGTTGTTGTCCCGGAAAGTCAAGTTGTCGGCCTTGCCGATGAATCCAAAAACACCGCTGCCAGTGTTGTCTTTGTACAGGTTGTAGTAAGTCGCGCCGGGCACAGCTGTCCAGCTAACGTCAGCCACGAGCGTGTCGGCTTTAGCCACGATTTGCGACGTACTGACGGGAATAGATTCTTCGATAGAATCACCGCTATCGAGAACCGCGGTGACTTGGTAGCTCCAGTAATAACCTGTCCCGGAGCCTCCAGCGCTGACGGCCGTAGCGCTAGCTGGAGGATTAATAGAGGGAACGAAGCTGATCGCTGCCAATGTCCAGTTGTCATGCCCTAGGCGCGACAGTTGGCGCGGCGCGTGCGACGGATGCACGATGGTCATAATGTCTGCCGACTGCGTGTAGTTCAGCTCGAACAGCTGCGCAGCGGTGAACGGAGTAGCGATCTCATACGGAACGCCTGGGCTCGACTCAATGATCCCGCCGTCCTTGTAGACGCGCATGTAGAGGTTGCCGAACTCGAGGACGTAGGTCTGCTCGTCGTTGAACTGAAACGGGATCAGGCGGGCCACGCCGCTGCCTTTCGTCTCGTTAACGAACACGGTGCCGGGGCGATTCTTCACGCCGCCGTAGGGCATGACAAAGAAGTTTGAGCACAGGCGCAGGCCGGTCTGGTAACGGGCCAGGTCGACGCGCGCATAAAGCGACGGCGCCAGTTCGCCGGCCGCGAACGACGGCTGAATGGTGGATGTACCCATTAGTTACGTGCCTGTATGAACTCGGATTCAGGGGTTGGCCCATCCTCGACTTCTTCGAAGGCAAGCGCCTGAGCCTGACTGAGGGTGATCTGGTAGTTCTGCATGGCCGCCTGGTAGTTCTCAGGCTTGGCCTGCAGCCCCATTGCGAGCTCCGCAGCGAGCCGCCACGCGAGCGCATTGGTGAACATTGGCGAGAAGTAGGTCGTGTCCTCGACTCGCGCGGTGTAGGCGATCTCGGCCTGCTCCTGATTGGTAACGATCGCGCGACCGCCAGAGGCGTTGATGACCTGGTACGGGATGCGGTCGTCTGCCCGCGGCATGACCATGCCAGGCACCGTGATGCGCCGGATCTGCAGGCAGTCGGTCGGGTACCGATACCGATAGGCCCAGTTCTGCGGCGGCGACCCGATGTCTGCCAGCGAGACACGCGCTTCGGCAAACGGCCAGGGAAAGGCTTGCAGCACTTCATCCCGGCACAACACGTAATGGAGCGCGCACAACTCGGCCGCTTTGCTCTGCTCGTCGATCGAGTCGATGAACTGGTTCTGCCCGATGCGGGTGAGCGCCATGTTGCAGATTTGGACGACACTGGCCATGCGATCTCCGGAAATGAGTAGGGGCCCGAAGGCCCCTTGGTGTTACGCGTCCGGAAGGTTGTCTTCCGGTTTTTCTTCAGGCTTGGCGGCCGGCTTTGGGCCGGGCTTTGCCTTGGCTTCTGGCTTTGGCTTGTCGCCCACCTTCGCCATCCAGTTGCCCAGGTCTTGCTCGCTGCTGATGTCGAACTCCTCGCCGACATCGCGCAGGCTGCCGTAGAACCCGGGCGCCATGGCTTTAACGCGCATGGGCTACCTCCTTACAGCAGGTCCGGGTAAGCGCGCTGGTAGTTGGCACCGTCAACGATCTGGGCGTTGAACGAACCAGCGGTCAGCGGGCCGGTGCCTACGGTGAAGTAGGCGCGAACGTAGCGACGCATGCCCGGAGGCAGCGGCAGGAAGAACTGCTTGCCAGCGGTCAGCTCAGCCAGCGGCACGGCCTTGGTAGCCACGACATCAGCGAAGGAGCTGTTGTCGGCCGAGTCCTGCACCGAGAAGGTGACGGTGGCTGCGCCTGCGGCCGTGGCCGTGGTCAGCACGTCGAACTCCATAACCAGCGGGGTGCCGGCGCCGATGTCACGGCCGATGTTGGCGTTCTTGGTAGCGCCCGCGTCGATCACGTCGGTGGACGCAGCGGAAGCGGTCACGGCCTGGCCGGCAGAGACCTGGAGGAAACGATCGATGATCGCCATGTGAAACTCTCCTATGTCAGAGGCTGCGCGGCTTAAACCACGCGAGCCTCGGTGTTGAGGATGGCGTCAACGCGCTTGAACGGAACACCGTCGAAGGTCATAACCTTGCGGCCTGCGACCTCTTCCATGTTCAGCCAGACGTTGGACTTGTTGGCGATCTGCCGACGCAGGAAGCTGCGCACGGTACGGTTGCCGTAGAACACTGGGCGGCCGACGCGGGCGTTCGGCAGCAGCTCGATGGCCTGGACCATCAGGTCGATCAGGTCAGCACCGGCCGATGCGTTCTTGGTCAGGGCGGTGACATCGACGTTGGCGATGCGCACCACGTAGCGCCAGTCGCGCAGGGTGAGGCCGGCGTTCCACTCGTAGTGAGTGCGGAAGCCCTCGTAGCGGCCGCCCGCGGCGTCGATCAGGGTTTCTTCCTTGTTCGGGCCAACCTTCAGGCCGCCAACGGTGCCTTCCGGATAGATGCCGTGGATGGTGGTCTCGTCCCAGCAGCACAGCCAGATCGAGGTGTTGTTGGAGCCAGTGCCGCCCGCATCGATGATGTTCTGGCCGTTCTCGGCGCTCTTGCTGTTGAAGCGCGGCGCGAGGCCGGTGATGCGCTCAGGGTTCAGCGAGGCGTCGCCGTAGATCAGCTGGGTGGCCATGTTCTGGTTCATGCCTTCGAGGAAGGCCTTGTGCTCGGAGAGCATGAAACCGGACTTGTCCTTGGCCAGCTCGACCAGCTTGCGGTCAACCTCGGCGTAGCTTTCCAGCATGCCGGTGCCATCGCGCACCTGCACAGTGGTCGACTTCTCGGGCTGCACGCCGTAGTTCAGCTTACGCCAGGTGCCTTGCGGCAGGCCGGAGCGGATGGTGGTCTTGTGACCGGTGCCGTCGTTGGCTTCCATCCAGGGCATGTCATCCAGGATCTCGTTGGTGCCGTTCAGCAGCTCGATGATCTTGGCGATTTTGCCGTCCGGGTCCTTGCGCTTGGCGAGATCCGCCAGCGTGGGGTTGGTGGTGTTCAGGGTTGCCATGTGTCAGTCCTCAACTCAGTTTGATGTCGCCAAACAGCACGTCAGCGGTACGCGCGGATGGCTTCTGATTGCCGCCCATCACGAGGTTGTCCTCGCTCAGTGCCTTGCCAATGCGATGACAGAACTTGACCAGTTCGGGGTGGTTACCGATTCCGGTCTCGCTCAGCAGGTTGCGCAGTTCGGGGCTGCCGAATTGCTCGATGGCCTTCACGGCGGTTGCCACGCTCTTGTCGTAGTTCTCGCCGCCGATCTCCTTGTCCGCCTTTACGGCGTCGGCCCATTGCTGCGCCTGTTCGGCCAGTTGCTGCTGCTGCGCCACTGCTCGCTTTGCCTCGAGTTGGCCTTGGAGATCGATCAGCTTCTGTGCGGCTTCTTGGGGAATGCCAAGCTCTTTGGCGATACCCTTGAAGCTGTCGAGCACTTCGGTGTCGAGCTCCATGCCTTCGGCAAGGGAGAAGTCGGTGTACTCAGGCTGCGGCGGCTGGCCGGTGTCCCCTGGCTTGGCCTCTGCGGCAGGCTCCGGCGTGACCGGTGCTTGCTGAGGGGCTTCGGTAGGGGCTCCGGACTGAACGTCTGTCGCTGCGCTGGTGGTTGTTTCCGGGGCGCTGGCTGTAGTCGAGTCAGTCATTGGTTTCCGTTTCCTCGGGTTTGCGGGCGTTCTCTGCTGCCATTACCGCGAACTGCGCGGGACACAGCCGGTCGATCTCGCCCAAAAGAAAAAGGCCGGTGTCTCTCCGGCCTTCGTTGAAGTTCATCACGCCGCCATGGGTGTTAAAGACGGGCTCGAACACCTTGCAGCGGCCCATGAGGCGCCACACGAAGCGGCGTCCTCGCGGGTCGTCCATCAGCCACTTGAAGTCGGCTGCCGTTGTTTCGCGGGCAAGCCGCTCCTCTCGCGCCGCATCTTTCAGGGCGCGCTCATCGCTTGCGTTGGTCATTGGCCTACCAGTGCTGTCAGTGCGCTAGGGTCTGTGACGTTGGTCTCGGACAGGAGCTTGGCGCCTTGAATGCCCGCGCTCATCTGCTCCATCGCCTGCTGTTGCTGCTGGGCTTCGGCGCGCTGCTGGCGTAGCGCTGCAACGTCCTCGTCCGAGCGAATCATGGTCGGCGGCACGCCAAGCATGGCGGTGTACTCGTCGACGGCCTGGTCAAAGTCGATCTTGTCGACGATGTCAGGCTGGATGCCGGCGAGATTGCCTGCAAAGCTGACCGCGCGCTCGATGCCTGCAACGCCGAGGGCTTTCTGCGCCTGAGCCAGGATCGACACGTACTCGACGTTCAGGTCCATGCCTGCCAGCTCTTGCGGAGGCGGCGGCAGCATCGGATTGCCTGGCAGCAGGCCAGACCAGCGCAGCGCCGATTGCTCAAGCAGCATGCCGAACACGCGATCGATCAGTGGGTCCAGCAGCTCGTCGTTCATGCGCTCGAGCACCGGGCCGAGCATTAGCATCTTCTCTTCCTTGCGCGCGGCGATCTCAGTCGCGGTGCGCACGTCGTCCATCGAGCTGATCATCAGGAACAGGTCGACAAAGAATGCGGACTCGATACGCTGCTCGTGCGCCTCGATCTCTGCCCGCAGCGCCGAGTAGGCAGACGGGTTGATCTCGTGCAGCGGCGCGAACTGCTGGCCGATGTTGGTCGTGTCCAGGTAGGTGATGTCGCCCGGCAGGATCGACGCACGCTGCCCCTTCAGCGAGGCCGGTGCACCCATGGGCGGGTTGACCAGCTTCTCCAGCATCTGAGCCTTGCGTTTCTCCATCAGCTGCAGGGCTTTGGTATCACCCAGCGCGACGGAGCCAGGACCGGCGCCATAGACGTTCTCGCCATTCACATCCCAGCGAGGGACCATGATCGGTGAGTTTTGGAAGCCGGACTGTCGCAACACCTTGTCCGCGTCGCCGCCCTTCTCCCAGTACACCGAGCGAATCGGCATGTTTCGATTGTCTGGCCGCGCCGGGTCCCGCTCGTCGTTAGGCTCGACTGCATGGCAGACATCGACCAAGCCGTCCGGGTTGTTGTCCAGCATCGTGCGAACAGTGGTGCTTAGCGCGTCCTTGCCGAACTGCTGCGCCATCTGCCGCGCCGTCATACGGAACTCGCGATAGAGCGTGTCCACCTGCTGCCTGGCGCTCGTGGCAGCCATGTAGCTGCCGGCCGTGAAGTTGTAGAACCGCACGAACTCGTCATCGTCCGGCATGCAGGCAATGGCGCCGGTGCCGAATGCTCCCTGTTCGGCGTAGAGCGTGGGCAACACGTTGTACAGGTTGGAGCGTGCGAACACGTCCTGCAGCACCTTCTCGGCCTGGTGCAGCCATGACTTGACCGGGCCGAACTCCATCAGCGCCGCATCTGGCGTTGCCAGCTTGAACCACGGCCGCGAGGGGCTGGTCATGCCGGAGAACATGCCAGAGGCCAGGATCTTCAGCGAGGACCGGCCTGTCGAGTTGATGATCAGCTGGTCGCGGCGCTTGCCTTCGTTCGCATCAGTCGCATTCCAGCGCCCCATGTCCGGGGCAATGTGGTCGCTGATCTCACGCCACAGCGGAAACCAGCCCCGGTCGCGCTCCAGCTTGAGCTGAGAGAGCCGGCGATCCAGCCGTTGACGCAGAGAGTCAGCCATTTACGCCCCCAACAGAGTTTTCTGCCCGGTGTTTGCGGAACCAAGCCCGCCAGTCAGGATGGTGCTGTTCTGCCCAGCGGCAGCAGCGCGGCGGCGACGCTCGTCTTCGCGCGCAGCCAGCACGCCGCCATCAACCTCGGTTGGCGCAGGGGCTGCAGCGGCAACCGTGCTTCCGGTCAGGTCTACCGGCTCCTGCACGAATCCGTGCTTGTCGCCGAACACAGATGGCAGGCCGAGCGAGTCGAGGATCTTGTCGCCGCCCATCAGCGGATCGACTTTCTTGATGATCTTTTTCACCTTGCTGGTGCACATGTCATTGCCTCGCAAACGGGTCGTAGTCGCTCAACAGCGCAGAGCCTTGAGCGTGTGTGTAGTCGGATTTCTGAACCGGGAAGGTGAATGTCAGGGCCAGAGCGTCGGCGATGTCGGGAGACGGAAGGCCGCGGGCCTTGATGTCGTCCTTCGCCTCGAGCTGGATCTTGCCGGCCTTGTCATAGCTGTAGGTCGGAGTCGCCAGGTCTTGCTTGAGCCTGGAGTCAGCCGGGATGACACCACCCTGCCTGATCCAATCGGCCATCGAGTACCACATCTCGGCGCGCTTGTTTTTGAACCGAGGGTGCCCAGCAGCGCCGCCGAAATGAACCTCAATGACGTGGAAGCCAAGCTGCCGGAGGCGATCGATAACGCCCTGCCCATGCCCTGCGTCGATGAACACGGCGTCAGGCTTGTGCTGGGTGATCTGCTGCGCCACATGACCGGCGAACGTCATGTTGTCGATGCCCTGCCACACCAGCGGAGGGAACGAGCCGAGCCCCTGACGCCGCATGATCACGCACGAGTCATCGCCATAGCGGGCAACGTCAACGCCCAAGACGACAGGGGCGAAGCTGTACTGGTCCTCGCGTAGCGCGCGGCGACTTGAATCCTCGACCTCGGACAGACTAAGCAGCTGGTCATCACCGGCCGCCGAGAAGTCACACAGGTACTCGCGGGCAAAAGCGTTCTCGCTCATGTCAGCCCGCAGGCGCGTGACCTCTCCCTCTTCAATCGCCTTGGTGTCGTACACCGTGTAGCGGACGCTCAGCCAATCCGCCTTGGACTGACCGTCGAAGAACAGCTTGGAGAACAGGTTAAGACCGTGCGGCGTACCGATGAACAGCGCCCAGCCCTTGCGGTCGGACAGCGCTGGCTGAACCACTTCCTCCCACAGCTCCGGCTTGATCTGCGCCACCTCGTCGATCACGCAGCCATCGAGACGAAGACCGCGCATCGCATCTGCGTTGTCTCCGCCAAACAGGCGGATCGTCGCGCCGTTGTGTGGAAACCTGATCCACAGCTCGGACTCGTTGACCTCGACGCCAGGAATCTTCAGGCAGTAGTGCTTCAGTCGAAGCCAGGCAATCGCCTTGGCCTGCTTCAGGTACGGCGCCACGTAGGCGAACAACCCTAGATCAAGCCGAAACTGCATGGCCTTATCGACCAGCTCCATCACCGCGAGCTCAGTCTTGCCCGCACGACGATGCAGCGCACATACCGTGAACCGCTTGCGCTTGCTGTGAACCTGGTTCTGCCACTGCCTCGGTCGGTAGCCCAGATCAATCGTCTGCGTCTGAGCCATGAGGAACACCCGTCACTACGTTGTAGGTCATGCCGCCCGAGTGCTCGAGCGCCTGCTTGGCCTTACCGTACCCGCGGTCTAGCAACTCCTTCACGGCAGCCACGCGAGCCGCATGAGGCGCCTCACCGTCACGCACGATCTCTACCAGCGACTTGATGGCCTCTTCACCAAAGGACTGAGCAATCTCTTTGATGTCGGCCGTCACCTTGTTGCGAACGCCAGCCGGACGGCCAGCGCCTTCACGCTTTCCGCCACGCGCCATATCGATATTCCTTGATTTAATTTCAGACTTGCAGCTCAGGAGCCTCAGGCTTCACAACCTTCATCCAGTCGAAGCTGGTGAAGATGGCTACTGTCACTCCGTCATCACCAATGAAGCGCAGGCCGTTGGAGTCTTGGACATAGGTGTGCGCGACGATCTCGTGAAGCTGTCCACCGAGGCCGGTGGACTGGACGTGATACATGGTCATTCTTGTTACCTCGATCTCATCAGGGCCACAGCGCATCTCGGGCAGAACCCTCTCCCTAAAAATGGAACAAGGAGACCCCCATTGTTGCGGAGTTTGGTCTTGCAGCATCTGCAATTGGTGCGCTTAGCGTGCGCTGACTCCAGCTTCGCCATCAGACAGAAGCCAGCAACCAGCAAAGCGGCCATTACCGCGCCAATGCTATACAGAACGTATTCCATGCTTTTTCCTCCACTCCCTTCTCCCCACCTTCCATGCCTCTGCGATAACGAGCCCGACGAAGCAGGCGGCTATGTAGAGGATCAGGAGGGTGGCGTGTAGGCGTTTCATACCCCAGCCTTCTTCTCCCCGAACCGGATAGCCAAGTCACGGAGCTTTTCTGTTCCGAGGAAGCCAACACTGCCGCCGACGAACGTGGCCATGCTCTGCGGCAGGCCGAAGTATTCGAGCAGCGGGACCAGGGTCAGCGTGGCGAATCCACACAGCGCCCCTTCGAGAACCATCTGCCGCTTCGTGCCGCCGCCATACACCACTCGCAGCACAGCGATGGTCACGGACAGGGCGAACGCATACAGGCTCGGGGCGATGGTCTGCAGCCATGCGAGAGCCGCAGCCCACGTTTCAGGACGGTCGGGCATCTTCATATCTCGGTTATCCCGCATGGGGCAGTTGAATTAGTCCGGCCTCACATGCGCGTGCGATCCGCTCGGGGCAAAGAGGCAGGCATGGGGCCGGAAGAGGTTGCAAGCGGTCTGTGCTGATCTCAGACATGGGTCGACTGGTGCCGGTCTGTTTAATGCCGGAAACCCCGCGTGTTGGCGCGCTTTCCAACTCGACTTATGTACCGCTTAGCCCGTCAGCCCGGGCATTCGCTTGCAATTGGGTTGCACTGCATTGCACGTTAGGCCGCTTAAGCTGCCGTGGCGCTGCACTCTATTGCGCGATGCGGTGCGAATGGGTTGGGCGCATGGTGGCGAGCCATTCAAACGGCCGTTAGCGCCCGAAACTGGTATTTCATTGCCGACTGAAGCGCGGATTGGCTTTCTAATCGGCATAAAAAAACCGACTCAGAGGTCGGCAGGAACAAAAAAGCCCCGACCGAAGTCAGGGTTCTTGAAGTTGTCCAAGGGGACTCTCCCCCTTGAGGCCACACCACTTCCTACTTGCGCTGATCAGACGCTTTCGCAGCAGGTGTCGCTGTATGCCGCGCCCGTAACGACATTGGACCGGGACGATTCGCGGCTCTCGGCCATCTCAACGCGTGAAATGACCAAGATAGGCATAGGATGGCTCATTGGCTCACCGGATGCAATAGCTGATTTGCCCAAATCTGCGTTTTTTTGAGCAAATCTGCTGCTTATGCTGCTTGGTCAGCAATCAAACCCTCATTACCGAGGATCTCCTGCGCCTCAACCAGCGCTTGATCCACTTGGCGTTCCAGGTCACGGCGAATGTCACGGCGCCACCGCTCCAGTGTCTTTTGCGGGCGGCCGTCTTCGTCCCAGCGGTCAAGCTCATACCATGCGGCAGGCAATACGCTCGTGCTGCGCTTCCCTTCTGCGCCAGGCAGCTTCGGGAATGCCCATGTGGCGACGGCACACTGAACGAACCGCTCGGGCGCCGGAGACTTCACAGCCCCGGCCATAGCCATCATGGCATCGTGCTTGCGCTCCAGATGAGTGCTGTACTTGGCGACGAGGGCCAACCACAGGCCGACAGGCAGCGCCTTATGCAGGCGGCCATGTACCCAGCAGTCAGTCAGGAATGCCGCTTCCTTGCCGCAGATGGCGCCAGGCACGCGAGCAGCCTGCACCTTCGGTTCGAAATCGCACCCGCCCGCCGAGTTGATCACTTCGCTCGCCAGGGCGCGCACTACTGCGGAAACCACGTTCTGATAGATCATGCTGCTGCTCCCCGTGCTGCTGCCGCATCGCGGCGAAAGAAGGTACCGCCGACGCAGTGAATGAGCGTCCGCTTGCCGTTGGCGTAGGTGATGTCGTGACTGTGTGTCCAGGAACTCAGCGAGCCGGCGTTGTAGCCCATGTTCATCTGCGAGCTGGTACCGACCGAGTGGGCGCCGTCGATGATCCGCGCGCCTGCGGCCGTGGCCGTGGGTGACCTTGGCTCCTACGGTGGCGAATGCCTGGGTGCTGCCGCGCGCGCCGTTCGGGCCGCGGTGGCCGTGGTTGCTGAAGTCGATCCCGAAGCGCATGAACGACTCGTCAGGCCGCAGCCACTTGAGCCGATCGCCACGCTCCATCAGGCAGTCCATCCAGTAGCGGAACGGGTCGCAGTAATCGCCGTCAGCGATGGCCTTGAGCATGACGGCCTTGGTCTCGTGGAAGACGATGGCGTTCTCGAGGTCGTTGGCGTTCTCGGCCTTCTCGAGCCACTGAGTGAAGTGGTCGTGATGGTTGGAGTTGACCATGATCGTCTGATCGGCAAACGAAGCCAGGTCGTCAACGTGGCGCGCCGTCTTCTTCAACTCGTGCAGCACGCTTGAGGTGCCCTCTACGTGGCGGCGGAATTTCTCGAAGAACTTGCTGTGATGACTGGCCGATCCGAAGTTCAGCACGTCATGCAGAACCAGGTGCTTCGGCTGGATTAGCGCGGCAAGAGCTCTAGTTGCCTCGGTGACGCTTGGGTCCGCCATCTCTGCATGGATGTCGCCCATCGTCAGCACTTCAGCGCGCGGAGCCTTTTCAGGCCCTTTTGCGGTGTACTTCGTGTCGAGGTCGATGAAGCTGCCATCCTTCATCGGGCAGATGTGGCGGATGTGGTTGCGCGGGCCGTCCACTTCGACCACTACGGCGCCGAGGGTGTGGTGAAACTCGCCCTTCTTGCCGGCGTTAGTGTCGCTGTACTGCTCGACGGTGCAGGCGCCCGTGGTCATGACCAACTTGGCCGGGTCGCCCATACGGGTTGCGACAGACTCGAGCGCGATCTTGGTGTGCCCCAGGATGGCAGAGTCGCGGCCGGAGACGGTCAGCCATCCCTGCAGCGGCTTGACTGCGGTCGGCTGTATCTTGATATCCGCCAGCACGACCAGCCCCGGCGCGATCTTGGTCCGCTCGTGGGTGATGTACGGCAACAGGCGGGAATCCCACCAGTCGTCATCAGCCACTTCATCCCGGCGAGTCGGGTTCTTGTAACGCATGGGGATCACGATCAGCCGGGCGCCACGCATGGAGCAATACAGCTGCAGCGTCTTGAGGAAGCCGGCGTGCGCTTTCGTGGCGTTCACGGCGGCGGTGATGACGTAGGTCTCCGCAGTGGCGTTCGCCATCTCGACCGGGGCCGATGCCGTTTGCAGCAGGCCAAGCCGGATTAGGCGCGACCGGTGACGCTCCACATTGCGGATGTCCAGGCCGAGCAGTGCAGCCGCCTTGGCGTTACTTCGTCCGGTCATGGCCTCGACCAGTGTCTCGTCGTCGTGCTTGCGTGCGGCCATCAGGCTGCCTCCCCGTCT